ACGCCACTCTCTCCCGCGGTCTTCTTTCACCACCAAACGACTCGATAAAGCATGAATAGCCGCGCAGTGGACTCGAAAGGACCCAAGAAGCCTAGAAAGGTCTCTAATCGGCCTACATCGGGTTTAGAGAGAACTACAGGACTCTATCTAGGCTCTCCGACTCCCAGAATCCACTCTAAGCTCGTGGATCTACCGTCTAGAGGCCAAGAACTAATCGACTTTGCCGAAAGTATTAAGCTTCCGCTTCTTCCTTGGCAGAAGTTCGTCGCGATGGAGGCTCATCGTTATAAGCCAGATGGCCGCTGGCACTCGCCGCTAGTCTGCGTCGTCGTAGCCAGACAGCAAGGTAAAACTACGCTCATGAAAGTTCGGGCCTTGGCTGGTCTCTTTTTATGGCATAACGGACTCCAGATAGGAACAGCTCATCGACTCACTACATCGCTAGAGACATTCCGAGACATCGTTAATTTGATCGAAGAGAACGAATCTCTGGCTAAACAGGTGAAGAGAATCCGCTGGGCGCATGGCTCCGAAGAGATCGAGCTTCTCAGTCAGTACGGAGGCGGGCGATACATGGTCAAGGCTGGCGGTTCAGCTGCGCGCGGTATCTCTAAGCCAGAAACCGTCTTCGTAGATGAGACCCGCGAACTTAAAGACGAATCCACGTGGGCCTCGCTTCGCTATACCATGATGGCCGCGAAAAATCCGCAGCTCTGGACGCTATCGAATGCGGGAGACCAACATAGTCTTGTATTAAATTCACTGCGTGAGCGCGGAATGAGCGCAGCCAAGGGCGACGACATCGCTTACTATGAATGGTCATCGAACTACGACAAGATCGACGACACTCCCGCATTCTGGAAAGGTGCGGCGATGGCCAATCCCGCGCTAGGCCACACCGTACACATCGACAACATTCGCGCCGTTCTTAATGATCCGCCAGACGTAGTTAAGACGGAAGTCTTATGTCGCTGGGTCGCTACTATCTCGGCAGCCATTCCAGCCGAAGAGTGGAATCAGTGCGCCGAAGAAGGTTTAGAGCTTGATCCAGAAAAGACTACTTGGTTCGGAATCGACGTGAGTCCGAATCGTCGCGACTGCGCGTTAGTGGCCGCTCAACAGATCGACGACGAAAGATTTTTCGTAAAGCTTCTTCACACTTGGCATAACCCGATTAACTTAGACGATAGAGCGATCGCGAACGACATCGCTCCGTACGTTAAACAGTATCCAGTCGAGACAGTGGCTTATTCTAAGAGAACGGCCTCGGCTATAGCTGCGCGATTAGTTCCCGCTGGGATACCTATCTCAGACATCGACGGCGCACTTTATGGCCAAGCTTGCGACGAATTACTGGGAGCGATCACATCGAAGAGACTACGACACGATCCGAAGCAGACAGAATTAACGAAACAGATACTCTCGGCGGCTCGTCTTCCTTTCGGCGATGGTGGCTGGACTATAGGAAGAAGGGCGTCACAATCCACCGTTACGGCTTGCGTGGCTACAGCTCTCGTTACGCACTACGCGACACGCCCACCGATGGATCTTGACATCATGGTCGGATAGCGGTAACGGCTTCTCTAGAATTGCGGCATGGGATTACTTAATCTATTCGGATCTAAGGTCGAAGCAGCTGCGCCCGCTTCTATTAGCGTGGACGCTGCGGAATCTCTGTATCCAGTAAACACTCTTAACTCTCTCGGCGGCTATTACTTCATGGGTAATCAAACCGCCAGTCGTACCGAGGCCATGGGCGTTCCAGCTCTAGCTCGCGCGCGTAACATTATCTGCACTACTTTAGCGTCGTTCGAGATGCACACTCGTAACATCGCGACAGGTGAAAAGGTTCAACAGCCAAGAGTTATAAACCAACCAGATCCGAGAATCGCTGGTTCTGCGTTCTGGTCATGGCTTGCCGAGGACATTCTGTTTTACGGTTATGGCTACGCGCGTGTAATGCAGCGTTACGCCGACACTGGTCGTATTCAAGCGATGGAAAGAATAGATCCAGTTCGCGTAACTGTTACGACTAACGCTAACGGAACAGAGATCGACGGTTATTCTGTTGATGGACTCGTAATAGATCCAAGCGAACTAGTCGTCTTTACTGGACTTGACGAAGGAATCTTAAACCGAGCGGGTCGCACTATTCGCGCAGCTTCGGCGTTAGAGAAAACAGCGTACGACTTCGCAATTAACCCGAACCCACAAACTATCTTGAAAAACTCTGGCGTAGCACTTCCAAAAGATCGTGTAGCTGCACTCGTATCGGCATTTAAGAATAGAACTTCTAAAGCTGTTACATTCTTGAATGGTGACGTGTCTATCGAGACAGTCGGTTACGATCCTAAGAATCTTCAACTCAATGAAGCGCGCGGATACCTGGCTTTAGAACTATGTCGTGCGGCCGGTCTACCCGCTTACTTCGCGAGTGCAGAACCTAATAGTTTTACTTATTCTAATGCAGTTACAGAGCGACGTTCTTTAGTCGATTACTCACTTCGTCCTCTTATGACTTGCATAGAACAGCGAATGAGTTTAAGCGACTTCACTCCACTAGGACAAGACGTTAAGTTCGATCTAGACGACTTCTTACGTGGTAATCCAATGGAACGCGCACAGGTTTACGAAATACTTAATCGAATCGGTGCTATGTCGATCGACGAGATACGAGAAGAAGAGGATCTACTTCTATGAAACTAACTACACCAATGAACATAACAGCGGCAGATTCTAACTCTCGCACTATTAGCGGAAGAATCGTGGCATTCGAGGAAGAAGCGAACGCTTCTACTGGAAGAGTCGTATTCGCAAAAGGTTCAATCGCTCCAGCTAGTGTCAAACTTAATTTAGAACACGATCGCACTCGTCCAATCGGTAAAACTATGGACATGACATTAAACGAAGATTCGATCGACGCAGTGTTCAAGATCGTAAACACGACATCGGGTTCAGACGCGTTAGAAGAAGCCATGAGCGGATTACGCGATGGATTCTCTATCGAATTAGCAGTCGATGATTACATCATGCAAAAGGACGGCGTTATGCGCGTTCTTGCTGGAGAATTAACTGGAGTCGCACTCGTAACAGAGCCAGCGGTTAGATCCGCGCGCGTGAGCGAAGTAGCTGCAACAGAAGGCGAAGAACTCGCCAATGAACTTTCCGATTCCACAGTGGAAGAGGAAGTAACACCAACAACAGAAGGAGACGAAGTGGACAACACCGTCACAAACGCGGAAACCGTCGAGACGGTCGAAGCTGCTCAGTCAATCACAGCCGCAGCGAAGCCAATCGTAGGCGGATCATTCACCAAGCCACGCTTAGAGTTCACAGCTGCTAAGTACGTGGAAAACACCATTCGCGCAGCGATGGGCGACGACGAAGCTCGCCAGTACGTTCTCGCAGCCGATAACACAACAGACAACGCAGGTCTAGTTCCTACTCGCCAGATGGCAGAAGTAGTTAACGGACTATCTACACTTATCCGTCCATCTATCGACGCAATCTCACGCGGAACACTTCCAGACGCGGGCATGAGCTTCGAGATTCCGAAAATTACCGTAGCTCCTACGGTGGCCGTAGCTAATGAAGATGCAGCGTTCTCAGAGACAGATCAGAACTCCGCTTTCATTACTGTTCCAGTAAAGAAGTTCGCTGGACAGCAAACATTCAGCGTAGAACTCTTGGATCGTACTTCTCCAGCGTTCTTCGATGAACTAATTCGCAACATGGCAGCAGCTAAGGCCAAGGCAGAGAACGCTTATGTCTCTGGACTTATCTACTCAACAGCTACAGGCGACGCAACAACTACAGCAACTTATCCAACAGCCGCGGAGCTTCTCGGCTTCGTCGCTCGTGGTGCTGCTTCTGTTTACGGAGCTACAGCTGGACTTCCTAATGGTTTCGCTCGTAACATCATCATGGGTACAGGCCAATGGTCTAACGCGATGACACTAAACGACGCTGGGCGTCCAATTTATTCAACAGTAACTAATCCCATGAACCAAGCGGGATCAGCTACGCCTACTTCGCTTCGTGGCACAGTAGCGGGCTTGGATCTATTCGTAGATCCATCACTAGCAGCCACAGACGTCGACGGTTCTATGCTCATCGTTAACCCAGACGCTTTCACATGGTACGAAGGACCTACGTTCCGCCTACGCGCAGACGTAATCGCTTCTGGCCAGATTACAGTCGGCTACTACGGTTATGGCGCACTAGCGACCAAGATCGCAGCGGGCGCATTCCACAATAACAAGGCTTAATCGCCACACAATAAACATCGGCTAGTTCGCTCCCGAGCTAGCCGAGTAGTAGAAGGGAAGAACTAATGCCAGCAATCATTACAGCCTCACAGCTGCGGTCCGTCCTAGGCGTTAGTTCTTCTCTCTACGACGATAACTATCTAAACGACATTATCGACACAGCCGAGCAAGCGATTCTTCCTTTATTAGTTCAGAACTCCACAGCTGTAATCGAGTACGAATTAAAAAATAACGTAGCGACATTCTTCACTCGTGAGACTCGTCCGTTCGTAGTCGGACAGTCGATCGTCGTTACTGGGCTTCCAGCTCCTTTCACAGCTACGCACACTCTCACAGTCGTTACAGATGTCTCATTCTCGGCCGCTCTTACATCTTCGGACGTAACACGTCGTCGAATCGTTCCTAACGGAATGGCAACTCTTAGCGGCTATTCTGCCGCGACTCTTTACGTCGGTAACGCTTCCATCGAATCCGCGATCTACGCGGTATCTATTGAAGTCTTTCAATCTCGCACAGCTGCGGGCGGCCAGATCGAAGGCGTCGACTTCGCTTCGACTCCGTACCGAATGGGCCGATCATTACTTAATCGCGTAATCGGGCTTCTTGGTAATTACATCGACGTCGAGACGATGGTCGGATAATGCCAGCCAGTTCTATTCTTTCCAGTGTTCGCAATCCGCTAAAGACAGCCATCGCGGGAGTAGCGGCTAACGTTTACGATTCAGTTCCAGAAGCTCCGATCGTGCCATTCGCGGCGATCGTTCCGAGCACTCCTTACTTACAGCCGAACTTCTTAAGTAAGGCGAACGTCAAACTTAAAGTTAATTTAGTAATAACCGTAGGCGTAGCGATCTACGATAATCAGAGCGCACTCGATAACATCGAGCAGCTTGCTATTAGCATTCTGGCGGCTTTACCGTCAGGGTACGAAGTCGGAGATCTAACGAATCCGATTAACGTCACAGTAGGAGCTTCCGAGATTCTCGCTTTAGAGATTCCAGTAGCGACTTATTACACTCAAACAAACTAGGAGATAGACCATGGCCACGACCGTAATTACAGGGCGCGATCTTTCGGTTACGATCGCGACCAAGAATTATAACGAACAAGCAACTAGCGCGACATTAAGCGGAGACGTAACGATAGATCGCTATAACACACTCTTCGGACCCGCGTATAAGTCTGTAGATAAACAATGGACTTTCGACGTCGAAATGCTGGCAGATTGGGGCGCAGCGGATTCACTCTGCGAAGCTCTATGGGCTGCAGCCGAAAGCGCGCCGAACACGACTCTCGCTGTATCTATGACAGCTGTAACAGGCGCAGTATTCGCGTTCAACGTTCTACCAATTTTTCCAAGCGTGGGCGGATCATCGCCAGACGCTCAGACTGTTAGCATGAGCTTTACAGTCGTGGGAACACCTACGGAAACATTTAGTTAAAAAAAGAATCGGGAGCAACTAATGAAGCTAGAACTAGAAGTCCAGTACCTATCAGGAGAAGAAGCTACTTACGTGGCGGCCGTTCCAGAATGGGTTAAGTGGGAGCGTAAGTTCAATGCAACAGTGAACGAAGCAGAATCTAAACTCGGACTCGAAGGGCTTACATTCTTGGCCTATCACGCTATGAAGCGCGAAGCAGCTGGGAATCCTGTTAAGCCTTTCGAGATCTGGGTGGAGACTGTTGAAGGAATTACTAGTAAGAAGTCGGACCCAAAAGCTGGCCCGTCGGAAGCTTAAATCGCGCACTCATAGAGTTAGCGATCGCTAGTCGAATCCCGATGAGCGAGTGGAAGACGGCAGAAGACGTTCTTACAGGAATAGAGATTCTGGAGAGGCAG